GGCCAGACAGCTATGGGACTCTTTTCGTTCAGCGATGATAATATCATCACCGACACCGGAGAAACCGTAGGTGAAAGGCGAGGTAAGCAGGAAGCTTACAATGCCGGTGCGGCCCGGTCGCAACAGACAGGCCGGGTAGAGACGTACCAAGCGGGCCAAGCTCGTTCATCGCAGACGGGGCGTGTTGAAAAACAAGTCTCGTTTGATGAACGGGTTTCTGGGTCAGTGCAGTCGTTCTCAGATCAGAACGCCGGAGAAGTCAGAAACCGTGTTGTCAAGAACATCTATGGCATCATGACTGGCCCTGATCCCGATACGCTGGTGCGCCTTGGCACGTGTACGATATTGCAAGGCCGGGTTGGCATCACCAATCGTCACATCGTTGCTTCACTTATGGACTACGTGGGGCTTGTGAGCTTCACGAAGAAACTGTATGTGATGAAGCGAGAAGATCTTGTGACCTACCACATTCCGGATGAAGATCCAAAGATGGGGAAGCGTGATGCCGCTGTCTTTGAACTGCCAACCATGTTCCCGGTCCATTCTAGCATTGTCCGCTACTTCATGACACCAGACGATTTCGCTAGGCATACCAACGTCCCGAAGGCGTCGATGGTGTGGTGCGAGATGCGCAACGGGCGTCCCATTTTGCGGTATTACGACTCGAATTTGATGGTTGCGCAGCAATCGAGGTTCTTCGACCTACAGGAGAAGGGGAATGTGCTCCAGATCCGAGACTTCTATCTTCACGGTTTCGAGACCGTCAATGGAGACTGTGGAGCCTTGATCATCGCGTTTGACCCTGCGATGCAGAATAAGATCTGTGCGATGCACATGGCTGGTTTCGATGGTGAACATTTCACCGGTGCCGCCGTCGCGCTACACACTGGTGTGATCGAAGCCCTCCTGAACGGCATTCGCCCGATGCTGAAACACCGAGCGTCGTTGTTTGATGGTACAGTCCCAGGTGTAGTCTCGGGAGGAATCCAAGTTGAAGATGGTGAGATTACCCTGGCGACGAAGATTCCGGAAGGTTTCATGTACGTCGGGCAGGTTGAGAACCCTGTTTTCGAGAATACCCGGACAACTATCAGGCGGTCACCAGTGTATGACATCTGCGGCCCTGTGAAGAAGAAGCCAGCTCACCTGGCCCCTTTCAAGCAGGACGATATGGTGATAGATCCACGGATGATGGCGATGGCGAAGGCAGCTGGGCCGAACATGCGAGTGCACCCTCAGTTCCTGGAGGAGGCAGTTAACAACGTGAAGCAGAAGATTAGCTCCCGCGTCCGACTCTCTGACTGTCGTGTGCTGACGTTCGAAGAGGCAATCACCGGTATTGCTGGTGACGACTGTTACCCTCCAATCAACCGGGCGACTTCGCCGGGTTACGGTTGGAGGAAGGTCGGTAAGGGCAAGACACGATGGCTGGGCGAAGATGAGTACATCTTTGACCACCCAGAGTTGGTTGCTGCGTACAACGACGGCATGGCGAGGTTACGACGAGGTGAACGCCTGGGCAAGTTCTGGACGGATACTTTGAAGGATGAGCTTCGCCCTATCGCGAAGGTTGACCAAGGTAAGACACGGCTATTTTCCGCTGGGGAGATGGTGCAAACCATCATCCTGCGGCAGTATTTCGACGGCTTTGCCGCCCACATGGCCAGGAACCACACCGACGTTGAGAGCTGCGTTGGGCTCAATGTGTACTCCATGGATTGGGAACTGCTGGCACGAAGGTTGCAGCGGAAGGGGAGAGCCGTCGTAGCGGGTGATTTCACCAACTCGATGGATCTCTCCCGGCGTCTGTAATCTGGGCCACGTTGGACGTAGTTGAAGACTTCTACGCCAAAGTACCAAGTGATCCGGAAGATATGGAGATCCGCACGCTGCTCTGGCTTGAGATCGTGAACTCCATCCACATCTCGGGTAAGGACGTGTATGTGTGGACTCACGGTCAGCCGTCTGGGTGCCCTTTCACTTCACTCCTCAATTCCGTCGTACACAGTATTGTTGTGCGTGTTGTTTTTCTGCTCTGCGCGGAGAAGTACGCACCCCAGTACTGTTCCATGGCGGCATTTGAGGAGCACGTCAATCACAACAACTACGGGGATGATGATGTCACGAATATCAGCGACGAGATACTCCCATGGTTCAACCAAATCACGCAAGCGGAAATGTACGCCACATTTGGAATGACATACACAGATGAGGCCAAGACAGGAGAGATGGTTTCCCACAGGTACCTCGAGGACATCGCTTTCCTCAAGCGGAAGTTTCGTTGGGACGCTGATCAAGCGCGACATCGAGCACCGCTTGAGCTGGACACAATCCTCGAGATGCCTTGTTGGAACAAGACCCGGACAGATAGCCAAGCAGCCCTCACTGCACTAGTGTTGCAAGATGCCGTTTACGAACTCTCACAACACTCGCGACAGGTCTGGAATCTGCACTACCCAAAACTTGACGCTGCACGAAGCGCAATATACCACATGGCCCCATGCGCGTTTCCTACATATGAAGAAGCTAACCGCCTCGACATGGAGAAATACGTATACCGTGGAAAATTGTCGCAAAACCCCGTGATCAGGGCTTCGGACTATTCGCCGGACGGTCCGATGCAGCAAATCCCGCTGGGGTGCTTGGCTGGGAAGGCCCAGTCAGCGGAGGGAGAGGTATTTACCTCTAGTGGTGCATGTGTGCCCTCCAGAATCAATAGGCTATGCACCCGGCGTGCTGGCGCGGGAAGATTAAGTGGTCCCCGCTCCGAAGAGAACTCACTTGCTACAACTCAAACACTAACACACCAACTCCAACAACTACAATTGACAGAAGACACCGCTTGGAAGCAACTCTCTCAGGGGATTATTGACGTGGTGAACGTTTACACGCAGGTGATGGAACAGCGTGCAGGTGGCTGGAAGCCCGACGAAGGTATGGTTGCCAATACTGCACGCTCCCTACACCG